GATGGCCTGTTGGGCAAGCTTAGCACGAAGGGCTTTTAACTCTGCTGATTTTTCGGGGCATTCGATGTCAAAGAGTTTGTCATAGTACCTCGGCGGCCTGAACTTTTTACCGCCTTTCGGCGTAGAAACGTTGATATACTGTTCTTCAACACAGTTAGGATTTTCGTCAAAATACTTACGTGCAATTCCAGGCTTTCGGGACATGAGAGTAAACTCAGGCTGAATATTGTGGTCAACATAAAACTTAGCTTCCTTTCCTTTCAACTTTTTCATAACGTAACGAGCAGTGTAAGCACAGGATTCCCAAGTAACTTCACCGACAACTACATAGCCATAAGGCCAACACTCTTGGAGCGAGGGACTGTTGTAGTAAGTGTAATACTCACCTCCTTCTTTGACAGTTTTATAGGGCTGAAGATCATCAAGGTGCAAACCAAACAAAATAGCATGATAATGTGGTCGGAAGGTCTGAGAACCGTACTCGCCAGACATGAAAAACCGAATTTTATCATTTTCGAATTTCTTCCGAATACGTTTCATCAAAAGTTGGAAATCACGCTTTTGCAAGGTCAAAGCGGGGATAGCTTCTCCGGTCTCTGGGTCAGGGTAGTAAGTACGGGGAACATGATCATCATCGTAGGTGAACGTGCAGAACCAAGCAGAATCATGATACTTAAGTTCGAGCAAACAACGATTTGCCCATTGCCTAGAGTAATCAATGCGGCATCCGATGCACTGTCCACAGGGCAGTGGAACGAGAGCGGAACGAGGATACTTGTGGTTATGCCATTCAACATAGGTTTCACGGTCATCCGGGGAATAGCCGAGCATTTTCAACTCAGCTTTTCCGTTTTCCTTAGTACCAATTCTTACGGCATAAATGGGATGATAGCAAGGCACTCATAGCACCTCACAATTTCCGGCAAAAACGTATGCCTTTTCGTTGTGATCATCAATAAGCATGAAGCCATGAGAGTAAAGACAGTGAACCTGATAGACGTGGCCGTGTTTCAGATTGTCATAATCCGGGCCGTAGTAGCGAACCAAACGAGGACGCATAAAAAAATCACCTCCTATTGAGGTGATAATAGCATTTATGAACAAAAATATCATTTTGCTTATTTACTAAAGATTTCGGCCTAGTTCTAGGCTAAATGCACAAATGTGCACGAAACCAAGAATATACTTCTATCTCAGTTTACCATTAAATTTTAGGCTTTATTATCTATTATTTTTTAAGAACTTGTATCCTACGGAGGTCTCCTACTAAACATTTTATCTTGAAATACTGCATACGTTCTAGACATGTGCAAGCAACTTCTACTATGACACGCAAAGTGACCTTTGGTGTCACTCAGCACAGTTAACATCAAGAGAGTTAACTGTGCTGAGTGAACGCCTAATGTAAATGGACGTTCAGTCGGAGAGCCACGGCGTTTAGACCGTGGCTCTCTTTTGGCGGCTCACGCCGCTTTTTAAGAAAAAATTTCTTTTATAATTTTTAGAGTAACAGCCGTGACTACGGACAAAGACAAAACCATGATGATACTTTCCATACTTAACCTCCAATCATATTCAAGAAAGCTTCAATAGACAATCCAAGATTACCTGCAAGCTGATTCATAAAACTACCGTTACCAAAGTGAACATTCTTATCCCAAGTTTTATCCGAAGAATACTTGGAAGCGTCATAGGACTTATCTGCTCCATACTTAGTACCAGACAAATGTTGATCGGCGGCATACCGAGTAGCGGCAGAATTGACCGAAGAACCGAACATAGAAGCCAGAGCGGATTGACCAGCGGCATACCGAGTAGCGGCAGAACTCATAGCGGCGGCGGCACGAGTAGCACCAGCAGAAGTAGCGGCGGCATACCGAGTAGCACCAGCATGAATACCGGCTTGCTGGATACCAGCGGCGGCACTTAATTGAGCAACAATATGCTCCATAGCGGTATACTTGTCCGCAACGGCTTCTTGAGTACGGGCGTTTATATTTGCACTCTGTATCGCCGTCTGAGCGTTCAGGATGGAGCCTAAAAGATTGGCAATAGCTCCAGACGTGGACGTGTCTGCATCAGCCTTAGAACCGCTTCCAAGGGACGCAGAAGCAGTCGCACCAGAACCAACAGAAGCGCCGTTACCATTCATAGCAGACAACACGGGATTAAGGCCAGCGGCCATAAGATCTCGAATCTCTCGTTGATGGGCTGTATTACTCAACATTTCTTGCCACTGGCGATTTTTGGCGGCTTCCGAAGCGTTAAATTCCATCTGTTTGGCAGTCATTCTCTCTGTCCAATCTCGTT